CTACTGAGAGGTTTCCCTACGTGCATCAATAAACATCTTGAATTCATCATTAGAGATTATCCAACCTGCTGATGTCAATTCGCCGATGATGTAATCGTAGGTTGAATGTGCTTCAGGGTCATCCTGTAATATTTCTGATCCCCGATGGCACAACCTCGTCAGTTGTCGCACTGTAAGTCCGACTTCTTCCGAGATTTGTTTTAATGTTGCTACCATGTTTCCCTCCATTGTCCAAACCTAGATATTAGTATAATGTCCAAATATAGAAATGTCAATACCAAAATTCTGAAGAACGATACATTTTTTGCACTCAGTGCAATTTTAGAATAGGTTAACCTCTAGCAGTAGTGGTTAAACGCGTTAAAACAGGCGATTTACTACTACCAGTAGGTAAACATTAAAAATACATACACAGAAGGTGGAGGCGTTATGGAAGAAATTGATTTTATCGCTCTTGATGTTGAAACTGCGAATCCAGACTACTCCAGTGTTTGTCAAATTGGCATAATAGCTTATGCTAATGGTCTAGTTGTTCACCAGTGGACATCACTGGTTAATCCCCAAGATTACTTTTATCCTCCTAACGTACAAGTTCATGGCATTGATGCGAATATGGTGCAGGATTCACCTACTTACCCTCAGGTATTGCCTATTGTGCAATCATGGTTAAATCGGCAAATTGTTGTCTGTCATACTCCGTTCGATAAAATAGCACTCAAGCAAGTTCACGAGAAATACAGATTGCCACTCTTGCAATGTCAATGGCTGGATACGGCCAAAGTAACGCGCAGGGCTTGGCCCCAATTCTCACAAAGCGGATATCGGATAGCGAATGTGACAGAGTTTTTAGGGATCAAGTTCAATCATCATGATGCATTAGAAGATGCGCGCGCGGCAGGAGAAGTGCTGCTTCACGCAGTGCAAGAAACTGGAATTGCAGTAGTGGATTGGTTGAGGCGGGCAGAGCAACCCATCTCCCAACGGTCGCAATATTCCGTCAAGGCAACGTGGGATGGTAATGAGGACGGACCATTGTTCGGAGAGGTTTTGGTCTTCACTGGTGAGTTATCGATATCCAGAAGCCAAGCTGCGAATAGAGCTGCGTCAGCAGGTTGTGCAGTTGCAGCAAATGTAACTAAGAAGACGACTATCCTGGTTGTGGGTAATCAGGATATGCGGAAACTTGTTGGGCATGAGAAGAGTAGCAAGCATCGACGCGCAGAAGAGTTGATTATCGATGGTCAGGAAATACGAATAGTAAGCGAGAGTGATTTTCTTGTATTAACCGAATCAGTACAACAACATAAAACTCTATAGGTTGTGTAGGTCAATTGTTCTATACAACATCTAGTGGTTTATTTCTTGACAATCCCTAAAATTCGCATACTATGAAGATGTGAACGATACACCAAACCCGCCCGATAGCAGAATACAACGTATCATCGAATGGCTGAAGCAACATCAAGAGCAGATCAGGCTGATGGAGCGCGGCAAGGTGGAAATCAATTTCGCGGGGTGGGAAAAGGCGACGGTCAAGGTAGCGCTCACGATGCACGATGAGGCGTGATTTTTAGCCGAGGCGAAAAGGCTTAAAAATTGGGCGTAGTTGGTTATAGGGTTCACCAGCGCGAGTTCGGTTCAAATCCGACGCCAGGAAATCCAAGCCGTAACCCCCCTACACGGCCATAAGGGTGGAAAGCCCGTAACAAACACTCATATAGGCGTTAGCGTAATCAGCGCGCCGCTTCTGTGTACACAGAAGCGGCGCGCTTTTGCGTTTAAGTCAAGGAGGCCCTATGAAGCGCATGGTGGTTTTGGTAGTGATCGTTTTGCTATTGGCGGTTGGATGTGTCATGGACACGGGCATTAGTCCGTTAGCAACCCCGGCAGATGTTCCCCCGGTTGAGATTCCCACAGTCGAGTTATCCGGCCCCGGGATTAGCGCTATCGTCGCGCTGATCGTCTCCCTCTCGTTGATGTACATCCCCGGATTTAAGGCATGGTGGGACACGTTCCCCTACAAGCGCGAGATGCTGGCGGCCTCCGGGCTGCTGGTAGCGCTCGCCCTGGTGGGGCTGCACTACATCGGCGCGGTGGATATTGGCCTGGGCGTGTTCGGCTGGCCGGTTGTGTGGCGCATCTTGGAGGTGTGGCTGGCATATGCCGGCACCGGGCAGTTGCTCTATACCGGCAAGCGCACGCTGGGAGCCGCCACTTGACCTCCGGCTTTTGGGAAATCCTGATCGCGGTCGCCGTCGCCCTGATCGGGCGCGAGGGCCTCGGCGCATTGATCGCCGCCCGGTCACAGGCGCGTAAAACGAACGTCGAGGCAGGCGTCCTGGCGACCACAACCGAGTGGTCTCGTCTCACTGCAACGCTCGACGCACTACAGGAGGAGAACACGCGCTTGCAGAAACGCGTGCAGGCGCTCGAACAAACCGAGGCGCAACGGGCGGCTGAGATACAGACGCTTCGCCTGGGCGTCGTCGTTTTGGTAGGCCAATTGCGCGTCGCCGGCATCGATCCCGTGTGGGAGCCGGTCTACCCAGAGCCTGTGGAAAGGCGGCGAGACAATGGGGAAACGGTTTAAGCGTTGCCACACCTGCGGCCAGTCCTACACGGGCTGGCGATGTCCATGCCGTAAGAAAGGCGGGACAGCCTCCGCTGGGCAGCGCCGTGGGCGTGCCTCTGCCGGGTGTGGTACACGCGGTTGGAGCTATGCCCTCGCGCAATCCCGCATCCTCGGCGGGTGGGAGCGCTCTGACAATGCGAGTGCAGAGGATGAGGAGCACGATGCCGACGAGAGCTAAGCGTCCCTGCGCCCATCCCGGCTGCACCGCCCTGGTCTCGCGCGGGCGCTATTGTAATGAACACAAACCGCCAGAGGATGACCGGCGCGCCACCGCTGCGCAGCGTGGCTATGGCGGACGCTGGCAGCGCCTGCGCCGGATGTTCCTCAACGCGCAGCCCCTCTGTGCCGATCCGTTCGGCGACCACGCGCGCGCTCACATGGTCGTCGCCGCAACTGACGTCGATCACATCATCCCTCGCCGGCGTGGGGGAACGGATGACCAAAGCAACCTGCAGGCGTTATGCCATTCATGTCACAGTCGTAAAACGAACGCGCGCGATGGCGGCGGATGGGTAGGGGGGAGCAAATCTCTACCGCCTGAGCCGCCTAGACCGGCGCGGTAGCCTTTTTCTCGCACACGCGAAATGAGATGAAAAAATGAGCGGGCGCAAGCCGAAACCGACCGCAGTGAAAAAACTCGAGGGCAACCCCGGGCATAGGCCGCTGCCGTCGAATGAGCCGCAATATGAGGCGGCGAGTGAGCGCGCACCCACGGGGATGACGGCGGAGGCGCGTAAATTCTGGCATAAGCTCGCGGAGCAGGTGATCGAGGCCGGAGTGCTGCGCTCGGTGGATGTGCCCGCGTTTGCGCTGATGGCGGAACACTACGCGCTGGCGATGCGCGCGATTGATGAGATTGCGGAGGTCGATTACCTGACGACTGAGGACCGCAACGGCGCGCAGCGCAAGCTGCCGCAGTTGCAGGTGTTTCGGGATAACGCGGCGGCGTACCGGATGTTTGCGACGGAGTTTGGGCTGACGCCGAGTAGCCGGGCGCGCATTCACGTGCAGGGGGATGGGGAGCAGTTGAGCCTCGCTGACGAGTTGTTTGCGATGATCGGGAATGGTGTTGAGGTAGCAGATGGGGATTGAGTTTACGGCGGAGCGGTATGTGGACGATGTGCTGACCGGTCGCGTGGTGGCGTGCCGGGCGGTGCAGCTCGCGTGTGAACGGTATCGCCGCGACATAGATCACGGGGCGGAGCGCGGGTTGTACTTCGACCGCGAGGCGGCGCAGATTGCGATTGCGTTTTTCGGGCTGCTGAAACACAGCAAGGGCGAGTGGGCCGGGAAGGCGGTGAAGCTCGAACCGTGGCAGCAGCTTATTGTGTGGAACTTATTTGGGTGGAAACGCGCGGATGGGACGCGACGGTTCCGCACGGGCTACCTGGAAGTGGCGCGTAAGAACGGAAAATCGACGATGGGGGCCGGGCTGGGTCTGTTCCTGATGACGGCGGACGGCGAGGCCGGGGCCGAGGTGTACAGCGCGGCGACGAAGCGCGATCAGGCGCGGATTACGCACGCTGAGGCGACGCGGATGGTAAAGGCCTCGCCGCAATTACGCCGCCGGTTGACGGTGTACCGGGATAACATTCACATCAAGGACACGGCGAGCAAGTTTGAGCCGTTGGGCCGGGATACGGATAGTCTCGATGGGTTGAACCTGCACGGGGCGATTGTGGACGAGGTACACGCGCACAAGACGCGCGATTTGTGGGATTTGTTGGAGACGGCGACCGGCGCGCGCCGCCAGGCGTTGATGTTGGCGATCACGACGGCGGGGTATGACCGGCAGTCGCTATGCTGGACGCAGCATGAATACACGCTGAAGGTACTCAACGGACTGATTGAGGATGATAGCTGGTTTGGCATCATCTACGCGCTGGATGAGGATGACGATTGCTTTGACGAGGCGCTGTGGATCAAGGCAAATCCCAATCTGCACGTCTCCAAGAAAATCGAGGATATGCGGCGGCTCGCGGCGCGAGCCAGGGAGATGCCCAGCGCGTTGAATTCGTTTCTGCGGTTGCACTGCAACATCTGGACGCAGAGTGAGACGAAGTGGATCAGCCGCGAGCACTGGGACGCCTGCGGGGTGGCGGTGGATGCCGCCGGGCTGCGCGGCCGCACGGCCTACGCCGGGTTGGACTTGTCTTCGACAACTGACATCACGGCGCTGGTGCTGGTGTTTGCGCCCCAGGCCGATGAGGATCGGTATCAGGTGCTCTGCCGGTTTTTTATCCCGGAGGAGGCGATGACGGAGCGCAGCCACACAGACCGCGTGCCCTACGATGCCTGGGTGCGGGCCGGGTACATCACGGCGACGCCCGGCAATGTGATCGATTACGAGTATGTGCTGGCGCAGATCGACGAGGATATGCAGGCCTACGATCTGCCGGAGATCGCATTCGACCGCTGGGGCGCGAGCCGGATTCAGACGCAGTTGGCAGAGCTGGGCGGCGAGGATTTCCTGGTGCAGTTCGGCCAGGGGTTCGCGTCGATGAGTCCGCCGATGAAGGAGTTGGAAAAAATCATCCTGGGGCATAAGCTCGCGCACGGCAATAATCCGGTGCTTAACTGGATGGCCGACAACCTGGTGGCGCGGACAGACCCGGCGGGCAACATCAAGCCGGATAAGGAGAAGAGCCTGGAGAAGATCGACGGGATGGTGGCGTTGATTATGGCATTAGACCGGGCCACGCGGCACACGGTAGAGGAATCGGTGTATGAGGAACGGGGGATTTTGGGCCTTGAGTGAATACGCGCGTAATCAGGAGTTAGGGTGAACTGGTTGGATCAGATTGTGTACCGGCTGGCCGAGTGGCGCGCCACGGTGGGCGGCAGTTTCCACGTGAGCCAGACGCCGCCGGGGGACTGGCTGCCGGAGGGGTACGGCTGGGCGACGGACGTGGGCCTGAGTGTGACGCCGGAGTTGGCGCTCAACGTTTCGACGGTGTTCGCGTGCGTGCGCGTGCTGGCCGAGGGCGCGTCGGCGCTGCCGCTCCTGACGTACCGGCGGTTGGATGACCGGCGCAAGGAACGCGCGACGGACATCCCGCTGTACACTGTGCTGCACGCGCTGCCCAACCCGGAGATGACGAGTGTGGAGTTGCGCGACACCTTGATGGGCCACGTGCTGACGTGGGGTAATGCCTACGCAGAGATTCAGCTTTCGCGCGGGGGGGATGTGCTGGCCTTGTGGCCGCTGCGCCCCGACCGGATGACGCCGCGCCGCGTGGGCCGCGAGTTGGTGTTCGATTATCAGCTCGCGCAGCCGGATGCGCAGGGCCGCACGCAGCGCACGCTGGCCGCCGAGCGCGTGTTCCGCCTGCACGGGTTGGGCTTCGATGGCTTGCAGGGATATTCGCCGATCCGCCAGGCGCGCCAAGCGATTGGGATGAGCCTGGCGACGGAGAAATTTGGGAGCAAGTTTTTTGCCAACGGCGCGAATCCCGGCGGCGTACTGCAACATCCCGGCAAGCTGGGCGACACGGCGTATCAGCGGCTCAAGGCTTCCTGGGAGGCGCGGCATCAAGGTCTAGATAACGCGGGCCGCATTGCGATCCTGGAGGAGGGCTTGAGTTACAAGGAGATCGGGATGCCGCTGGAGGATGCGCAGTTCCTCCAGACCAGGCGCTTTCAGGTTGAGGAAGTCTGCCGCTGGTATCGCGTGCCGCCGCACATGGTCGGCGATTTGGAGCGCGCGACGTTCAGCAACATCGAGCACATGGGCCTGGAGTTCGTGACGTACAGTCTGACGCCGTGGCTGGTGCGGTGGGAGCAGGCGATCAGCCGTGATTTGCTGACGGAGAGTCAGCGGCAGACGCTGTTTGTGGAGCACCTGGTCGCCGGGCTGCTGCGCGGCGATATTCAGAGCCGCTATGCCGCGTACAACATCGGGCGGCAGAATGGCTGGCTGAGCGCGGACGACATCCGCGCGTTAGAGAATATGAATCCGTTGCCGGATGGACAGGGCGAGATTTACCTGGTGCCGTTGAATATGATCCCGGCTAGTCAGGTGGGGCTGGATTTTAGCCAGACGGAGAGTGGGACGCGGCAAGAGGCAGGAAGCAGGAGGCAGGAAGCAATTCAGCCTATGGGTGAATCCAGGACGGCGCAGGCGGTGCAGTTACGGCATCGGTTACAGGGCGCGTGGCTGGGAACGTATCAGGATGTGGCGGCGCGGACGTTGCGGCGCGAGGTACAGGATGTTAGCGCGGCAGCGCGCAAGTTCCTCGCCCAGGGGGACTATAGCTCCTTTAGCGTGTGGCTGACGCAGTTCTACCGCGAGCATGTTGCGTTTGTGATCCGGCAGTTTACGCCGGTGTCGCAGAGTTATGGGGAGCTGGTAGCGGGGGCCGTAGCCGATGAGATTGGGGCGCAGTTGTGGGACGATCCACAGACGCGCGACTGGGTGACGGCGCACCTGGATGCGTTTGCGGCGCGGCACTGCGGGATTAGCGAGGCGCGCATCCGCACGGCGGCGCGGGAAGCGTTGGACGCCGCCGAGGACGCGCTCCCGGCCATCGAGGGCGAGGTGGAGACATGGCCGGAGCAGCGCGCGGCAGAGACGGCGCGGTGGGAGAGCGTGCGTTTTAACAATGCGCTGGCGGTGGGGCTGTATCTCATCGCCGGGCGGCAGCGGCTGGTGTGGCGGTCGTTCGGGGAGAACTGCCCGTACTGCGACGGGTTGAATGGCACGACGATCAGTATCAGCGCGTATTTCGTTGAGGCCGGGGACTATCAGCCGGAGGGCGCAGACCGTCCGCTGGCAGTGAATAGCGCGCACCGGCACGCGCCCATTCATGATGGGTGCGATTGCATGGTAGTAAGTGGATAGGGGGACGTAATGCAACACGCGGATTTTGATGGCAGGAATGGGTATATCGAGGTGGTATGGGATGTAGAGACGCGGCGGTGGGTGTATCGGCCGGTGTATGTGCAGGCGCAAGCAGCCTTGACAGCGACGGAGTTGACGGCGTTGGGGTTGGATGCGCCGTTGGCGCGCCCGGAGGTGGGGGCGGTCCCAGCATTCTCGCAGCGCGATCCCCGGTGGGCGAATGTGCGCCTGGGAAAGTCCAACTATACGATGGGCAGCGCGGGGTGCGCGGTGACGGCCGCGGCGATGGTAGCTGCGACGGTGGCCCCAGACACGACGCCGGGGACGCTGGTGGAGGCGCTCAATGCTAATAATGGGTTTACATCTGGCGGACTGCTCTATTGGAGCAAGATCACGGATGTCATTCCAGCACTGCGCTTTGTTCGGTACGATTTGTGGCGCACGATACCGGCTGAGATTATCCTTTTGCAAGCGGCCTTGTCCGTATGCCCGCAGGTGATCCAGGTGGATTTCCACCCGCAGACGAGCGGACTGGACAGCCATTTCGTGACGGCGTTGCGGATGACGGACGACGACGATGTTGAAATCATTGATCCGTGGACGGGCGAGGCCGGGACGCTGTTGGGCATGTATGGGCGCTCAGGCTGGACGGTGGCGCGGGCGGTATACGCGCTGGCGCAGTTTGCGGTTTAGGGAGGGGCTTATGCCAACAGACGAAACACTAGAGCGGCGGGTAATCGGCTTAACGCAGTTGCGCGCGGACGACGGAGAAACGCCCAAGATCGTGGGCTATATCGCCACGTTCAATCGGTGGAGCGTAGACTTGGGCGGTTTCGTGGAGCAGATCAGCCCCGGCGCGTTCGCGCGCACGATCCAGGAAGCGGACATCCACGCGTTGTGGCAGCATAATCCCGACTATGTACTGGGCCGCACGCGGAACGGTACGCTGACGTTGCGCGAAGACGCAACGGGACTGTGGGCCGAGATCACCCCACCAGAGACGACGTGGGCGCGCGACGCCGTCGCGTCGATCCGGCGTGGCGATGTGGATCAAGCCTCATTTGGATTCACGGTATGCAAGGGCGGGGAGCAGTGGGACTGGAATGTGCAGCCCGCGCAGCGCACGCTGCTCGAAGTGGAACTGCACGACGTGTCGCCGGTGACGTTCCCGGCGTATCCGAGCACGTCGCTGGCGGTACGGGCGTGGGTGGATGAGCATACCGCCCGGCAGGCGCCGGGCGAGCATGACGCGAGTGTGGGCGCGCGGGCGCGCCGGGCACGCCGTAAGAAAATTTTAGACTTGCTGAGTGTATAGGAGACCGACAGTGGCAAAGAAAATTCGAGAGCTTTTGGAGAAGCGCGCGGGACTGATTAAGCAGGCGCGCGACCTGGTGGATAGGGCGGAGCAGGAAGACCGCGACCTCAACGCGGACGAGACGCAGCAGTATGACGGACTGTTGAGCGAGGCTAATATGCTAAGCGCGCGGGCCGAGCGGCAGTTGCAGCATGAGCAGTTGGAAGCGGACCTGGCGCAGCCAGCGAACGATACCCAGCCCACGGAGATACGCGGGAACAGCGGGGGCCTCGAGTTCCACGCGCGCGCGTTGCGCGATATCCCGCCCGATGATCTGGACCTGGGTCCGTTGACGCCGTTCGCTGCGCCGGAATACCGCAACACCTTCCGGGGCTGGTTGCGCGGGACGCGCAGCACAACGGAGCTACGCGGGATGCAGGCCGACAGCGACACGCTGGGCGGCTATTTGGTAATGCCAGTGCAGATGACCGACCGGTTGATCCAGGCGATTGACAACCTGGTCTATATGCGCCAGTGGGCGAGTGTGTTCCCCGTGGTAGGGGCGCAGTCGTTGGGCGCGCCGTCGCTGGATGCGGATCCAGCCGACCCCACGTGGACGAGCGAGTTAAGCATCGGCACAGCAGATACGTCGATGCGCATCGGCAAACGCGAGTTGACGCCGCACCCGCTGGCGAAGTACATCAAGCTGTCGCGCAAGTTGCTGCGGTTGGCGCCGGGGGCCGAGACGCTGGCGATCAGCCGACTCGCGTACAAGTTCGCGGTGGTGTTTGAGTACAACTGTCTGCTGGGGAGCGGGGCGGATCAGCCGCTGGGCGTGTTTACTGCGAGCGCGAACGGCATCAACACCGACCGGGATGTGAGCGCGGGTAACACAAACACGAGCATCCAATTCGATGGGTTGATCGAGTGCAAATACAGCCTCAAACAGCAGTACTGGGCGCGCGCCCGCTGGCTCTTCCACCGCGACGCGATGAAGCAGATCGCCAAGCTCAAGGACGGCGACGGCCAGTATATCTGGCGGGAAAGCGTGCGCGTCGGCGATCCGGATCGCGTGCTGGGCTTGCCCGCGTTTATGAGCGAGTATGCGCCCAACACTTTCACCTCGGCGCAGTACGTGGGCATCCTGGGCGACTTCTCCCACTACTGGATCGCGGATTCGTTGCAGATGGAGATGCAGCGCGCCGAAGAGCTGTTCCTGGCGACCAATGAGGTGGGCCTGGTCGGGCGGATCGAGTCCGACGGGATGCCGGTGCTGAGCGAGGCGTTCGCGCGCGTGAAGTTGGCGTAAGGCGAGTTAAGAGTGCAGAGTTAGGAGGCTGACGATGTTAAATGCGAGTAACGAGTTGAAACTCAGTGTGGCAATTACGCCGACGGACGGCGCGGCGGGGACGACCGACATCGAGGGCGTGACGCTCGATATGCAGGGCTTCGAGGGCGTGCTGATGATGGCGACCTTCGGCGCGATCACTGGCAGCGCGGTGACCTCGATCAAGGCGCAGCAGGGGGCGGCCAGTGATCTGAGCGACGCCGCCGATCTAGCGGGGACCGGGCAAACCATCGCCGATGACGACGACGATCAAACCTTCTACATTGACCTGGTGAACCCGCAGGAGCGCTACGTGCGGTTGTACGTGGATCGTGGGACGCAAAACGCGGTGGTGGCGAGCGCGACGTACATCCAGTATCGCGCGCGCAAGGCGCCGGTGACGCACGGGAGCGGGGTGAGCGGTGAGCTGCACGTCGCGCCGAGCGAGGGGACGGCGTAGGGTAGACAGTAGACGGTAGACGGTAGACGGGGCAAGCGCCCCTGTTTACCGTCTGCCCAGCATGGAGGTGGGTAATGCAGGTACGCTTAGGGCCAGAGACGCGGATGGCGGGGCCACATGGAGTGTTTTTTCCGGGAATGATTGTGGAGTTGCCGGAGGAGACGGCGCGGGAGATGGCTACGCGCGGGCTGGTTGAACTGGTGGCAGAGAAGCGTGACGCGCCGCAGCGCGACGTGGAGATGGCAGTCGCGCCGTCCGGGGAGATCGCGGACGCGCCGCCGGTAGAGACGGCTACGGCGCCGGCGGTCGAGCACGCTGACGGGGCAGCGCCAGCCACGGCGGCAGAGTTCGACGTGCAAATTGACACCCGCGACGGGATTGCGCACACTGAGGCGCGCCAGGCGGCGCAGGTGCTGGCGCAGCGCAAGAGCGAGCAGGCCGCGCCACGGCGTCGCACGCGGAAGAAGGCGCGCCAGGTGGCGCAGGAAAGCGAGGCACACGATGGCGACGTATCAGACGACGCTGGGACGGATTAGCCGCAGCGGGACGGTTTCGACGGCGGCCGTCGCGCTGGAAGACGATTTTGGTTTTACCGAAGCGCAGTTGGCAGCAGCAGACCGGGCCTTGATTACGTCCATCGCAGCGGCGGTGCGCTACCGGCATGATGGTGATGCACCAGAGGCCACGTTAGGGCATTATCTACCGGAGGATGCCTCTCCGCCGCTCGAGGTGCTGGGCAATGCCAATATCCGGGCGCTACACTTCATTTTGGATGCCGGAGCGGCGATGGACGCAACCGTGTTCGTTACGTTGGAGTGGTGAGATGCCAATACAGGGAGCGAATCGCCACACGCAATATGACATGACAGTGACCGGCTATGATACAGTGGACGACCTGGTGCTAGAGGTTGCTCTGGCGTATACGGATACAACCGGTGCCATAGGGGTGATTCCGGCTAATAGTGTCATCACAGAACGCGTGGTGATTCGCACAACGCCATGGGATGCCATAACATTATTTGCTGTTGGAAAATCTGGAGACACGTATTGGCTAGTAGCTAATCACCAGCACAATCTGGATGGCACGGGAGCCGGGGCTGAACTGATCAGCGGCGGTGCAGAATACGTCTCCACCGATACGCCGCTGATTGCCACGTGGAACCAGGGGGCGGCGACGCAGGGCGCGGGGAAGTTGCAAATCAGGTACCGGACGTTAGGGTCGTAGAGTACGAGGGATACATGAAACGGATAACATACGGTTGGATTGCAGTGGCAGCGTTTCTCGTAGCAGGCGGGATAGCCTATCTATGGTTGAGCGATACTCCAGTACCTCAAGGTTCTGCGCAAGCTACACCAATAGCGATTGATTTAAACACGCGCGTTCTGGCCTACGAGGATCCGCTGCGCAAAGTTGATCCGGTTAACATCACGCAGCAGAGAGTGTTAGAAGACGCGCTATGGTGGTGTATTAACGATGCGGAGAGCACGGATGATGAGATAGCACAGTGTTTTGCACTGATGGCGTCCGTTCACGAAGGCGGAACGGTGACATTCTCCGAGGACGATGAAGCGCTATTGATGGAGAAGCTACCGGCGGTATGGGGCCCGGCAGTGTTGGAAAAGATTACCCGACAAAAGTGAGTTGAGAATGAAGACACGAGAAAAGCTATGGCTTATTTTAGTATGTGTGCTGTTGTCCGCACTGGCCGGATTCGCAGTC